TTACAAGGAAGTCTAGCAAAAGTTAAAGCATCTGTATTTAATCTTAAAAATGCCTTTATAGGTTTAGGTGCTGGTTTAGTTATTAGAGGTATCGTTAATGCTGGTATGCAGATTGAAGAACTTGGTGTTCAATTAGAAGCATTATTTGGAAGTGCAAGAAAAGGTAAAGAAGCTTTAGATGCTGTAACAAAATTTGCAAAAACGACTCCATTTGAACTATCTAATATTCAACAAGGTGTAACTGCTCTAGCAACTGTTGCTGAGAAAGCAGAATCACTTGGAATATCATTTGACGAATTATTAAAAATAACAGGTAATACAGCAGTTCAATTAGGTGGAGATTTTGCATTAGCTTCACAACAAATTCAAAGATCATTTAGTGCTGGTATAGGTTCAGCAGATTTATTTAGAGATAAAGCTGTAACTGCTATGGCTGGTTTTTCTGCTGGTGTTAAAACAAGTGTAGATGATTCAATTAAAGGATTAGCAAAAGCATTTGGTACAGGTGGTAAGTTTGGTGAATTAACAAACAAACTAGCCAACACTTTATCAGGAACTATCTCAAACTTAAAAGATGCTTTTTTTACAATACAAACTGAAATAGCTTCAGGATTTTTTGATGAACTAAAAAGACAATTAGGAGATTTGAAAAAATTTACTGAAACTAATGATGAATCAATTAGAAGATTAAGTAGAGAAATGGGGGAAAATCTTGCAGTTGCTATTCTTAAAGCTTCCAATGCTATAAAAATACTTACAAATAATTTTAGAGAATTACAATCTGTTTTAGGAATATTACTTGTTGCATTAGGTGGAATGTTAAGAATACTTATTGGTTTAGGTTTAGTTATTAATGATGTTGAAAGAAGATCAAAAGAATTAGTAGGAAATTTTAAAGAAACAGCAGAAGAAGCACAAAAAATATCTGATATTCTTTCGGGTGCAGATGCTAACGAGGGTTTTGTAGAACCATTAGAATCAGCTTTACAAATTATACACGATTTTGAACACGAACTATCAGTAGCAGTTCCAACTGCAACAGAAAAAGCTATACAGAAATTTAGAGAATTAAATCAAGGTTCATTAAAAACATTAGAAGATAAAGTAAGTAATATTCGTATGAGTATTGCTGAGGGTATCAATAGTGGTATTACAAAAATGTCTGAGGGTCTTGCACAAGCTTTTGTTATGGGAGAAAAATTATCTGCAACATTTGCAAATATGGCAAGAACATTTTTAGTTAAGATACTTTCTACATTAATAGAAATAGTAGCAAGAAAAACTGTTGAACTAGCAATAGAGAAATTAATTACAAAAGAAAAACAAAAACAAGCAAGTTTAAGTAGTGCTAGTGGTTTCTTTAGTATGGCTGGTTCATTTTTTGGTGGCAAGGCATCAGGTGGTGCAGTACAAAAAGGACAACCCTATATGGTAGGTGAACAAGGTGCAGAATTATTTATACCAAATCAATCAGGCCAAATACAACAATCAGCTAGAGGTGGAAATGGTGGTGCAACAACAGTTAATTTTAATATCAATACAGTAGATGCGTCAGGATTTGATGAATTACTTGTAAGAAATAGAGGAACAATAACTCAATTAATTAATAACGCAGTAAATGAAAGAGGGAGTAAAAACTTAATCTAATGTCAGGTGCTTTCCCTATATCATCAGCTAAATTTGGAACTTTAGGAATAAAGTCAATTCAGAATACTATTATATCTAAAACAGTTAGTGGTAAGAAACTAGCAAGACAAATAGATGGTCAAAGATTTGCTTTTACAGTTCAGATTATAACAGGAAAAAGATCAGATATTTATGGAGAACTTATGGCTTTTATAATGAAACAGAGAAGTCAAAAAGAAAATTTTACCATTATCCCACCTGAGATAGAAGATGCTAGAGGAAATGAAACAGGAACAGTTTTAGTTAATGGTGTTCACGCAGTTGGAGATACAACTATTGCTCTTGACGGATTTGCTGGAGATGGTGCTGGTAGATTTAAAGCTGGAGATTTTTTAAAGTTTGCATCACACAGTAAAGTTTATATGGTAGTAGAAGATGCAACAAGTTCAAGTAATGCTTCAACAGTTACAATAGAACCACCATTAATAACTGCATTAGCAGATGATTCAGTTGTAACTTATGACAATGTTCCTTTTACAGTTTATTTAACTTCTGATATACAAGAATTTGGTGTTAGTGGTGCAGATAAAGATGGCAATTTGTATTATGAATATCAATTTGATGTTGAAGAAGCTTTGTAATGAAATACTTAATTAAGCATTGGGCAACAGTTGATGTTCTAGCTGAAGAATTAGTTGATGAAAAAGATATTAATATCGTCAATAATAATCTTGGCAAATATGAAGAACCATCAGATAAAGCAATCATTAAAGTTTTAAATGTTAAAGTAAATAGGAGAACATACGAAGATGACAAGAAGTCTAACGACAGCAGTAAAGAACGAACTAGCAACAAATGATATTAGACCAGTTCATCTTATTACGATTGGTTTTGCGACTCCTGTAAATTTCACAGATTGCTCATTTGATTTAACTTCATCAGTATCAGGTTCTAGTGTTACTTACACAGCATCATCTTTTTTATTAAGTATTACTAATTTTACTGAAGAAACAGATATTACAAAAACAAGTTTAGGATTAAGCTTATCAGGTGCAGACCAAACTTTTATCTCAACAGTATTAAATGAAAATATTACTAATGACGAAGTAACTGTTTTTAGAGGATTGTTAGCAGATGATAATACACTTATAGCTGACCCTTTTCTTTTATATAAAGGCAACATTGAAAGTTTTAATATCCAAGAATCAGAAAAATCAAGTGCAGTTAATTTAACTGTTGTATCTCATTGGGCAGACTTTGATAAAAAAAACGGAAGAAAAACAAACAATACATCACAACAAAGATTTTTTAGTACAGATGTTGGAATGGATTTTTCAAGTCAAACTGTATTAGATATTAAATGGGGTAGAGCATAATGTATAATTGGTTAGATAAACTTCTTATCAAATTAGCAAAAAAGATTTTAAATAGATACGCACCTAAAGGTGAGTTTATTGCATATATAAATAAGAAAGAAGAAGAATATCTTAAAAAAATAGGTGGTTACGGAAAACCTATTAATGATACAGGAATTAAATCTTTCTTTGGTGGATTTGGTGGATTTGTTAGTGGCATAGTTAATGTAGCAACTAAAGTATTTGGAAAAAAAATAAATCCTTTTGTTGCATTAGCAGTTACATTAGCTATCTCTTGGTTATTTAGACCAAAAGTTCCTGAACAACCTGATTTTGGTGTTACTGATTTTGACAACTTTGAAAAAGGTTTATTAGTTAATAAACAATCTAATGACGCAACTATTCCTGTTGTATATGGAGAAAGATTAATTGGTGGTACTAGAGTCTTTGTAGAAACATCAGGAACAGACAACACCTATTTATATATTTGTTTAGTATTAGCTGAGGGAGAGATAAACGATATTACTGAAATAAGAGTAGATGATAAAGCTGTTACTTGGGCAAGTGATTTAGCAGATAATACAGCAGTTGAAGTTAATAGTTCAGATAGTAATTTTTATAAAGATTCAGAAAGCTTAATAAGAGTAGAACCTCATTATGGCTCAGACGGACAATCAGCTTCAACATTATTATCTACATTATCATCTTGGGGAAGTAATCATAAGTTATCAGGTTTAGCTTATCTTGCTATTCGTTTTAAATGGAATCAAGATGTATTTGCTGGAGTTCCTAAAATACAAGCTAAAGTACAAGGTAAAAAAGTTGTTACTTTAGATGCAAGTTTAAATGAGTCATCACCAACATTTTCAACAAACCCAGCTTTTTGCTTATTAGATTATTTAAGAAATACAAGATATGGAAAAGGATTAGCAACAAGTGAAATAGATTTACAAAGTTTTTATGATGCTTCACAAGTTTGCGTTACACAAGTTACACCTTATTCAGGTGGTTCAGATATAAATATATTTGACACAAATACAGCAGTTGATACATCAGCATCTATTATTTCTAATGTAAGAGAGTTCTTAAAAGGTTGTCGAGGTTATCTCCCTTATAGTGCTGGTAAATATCAATTAATTATAGAAACAACAGGAAGTGCTTCAATTACATTAACTGAAGATAGTATAGTTGGTGGATATAATTTAGTAAGCCCTGATAAAAATAGTAAATTTAATAGAGTTATTTGTAGCTTTGTGAATCCTGATAGAAACTTTCAAATAGACGAAGTACAGTTTCCACCTATTGATGATTCAGGATTACCAAGTGCAGACCAACACGCAACTATGAAAACTGCTGATGGTGGTTTTTTATTAGAGGGTAGATTTGATTTTAAAACTATTACTTCTCCATACCAAGCAGAAGAAATGGCAGAAATTATATTAAGAAGAAGTAGAGATGCTTTAAGTTTAAGTATCAATGTAGCTTTTAATTCTTATGATTTAGCAATAGGAGATATAGTAAATATCACACATAGTTCATTAGGATTTAGTGCAAAACCATTTAGAGTTTTAAGTATGACTTTCAATGAAGATTTTACAGTAGGATTAGGTTTAGTGGAACACCAAGATACACATTACAGCTTCGCTTCTAAAACACAAGCAACAGCAGTACCTAGTACAACACTTCCAAATCCATTTGTAGTTCAACCACCAGCAAGTGTAACTTTAACAGACCAACTAATTGCTTATAATGATGGAACT